AATTGTATAGCATATCAATTATTGTGTCAATAGGTTTTTTGATCAATTTGCGACGAGTTTTGAATGTGTTATTATGAAATGCGATTTGGCAATCACTAGATATCGTAATCCGTGTTCGTCTGTTCGCACTGCTCGATGCGCATCGTCATCACTGGCATTTATGCTGCAGTAATGGATGTCCATGATGAAACAAGCAGAAACACCAATGCCACATTGCTTTAAGAGCGATGTGGCATTGGTGCAGATGACCGTCGCAGGAAAGGATCTGCTTCGATATCCAGATTGTATCACTGTGATGCAGTTCTGCCAAGAATAGGACACCACAGTGATGCCAGAATTATACTATGGCTTTGCTGGCCATGTTGTCACATTCCAGATCAGGCCATCTGTAATGTCTCGCAGTGCTTGTCGATAGGTCTGCCATGCTGCCACAGTCTGCGCATCCAAGCCAACATCTGGCAATTGCGTATAATCGCAGTCAACAAGTTTTGCATTGCGCACATCTCGTAGAGCGTTGAGTGCTTCTTCCTCAGAGTATGGACGATCACTGACTGCTTCGCCTTCTGGCACTGTAGCATATGCTTCGCCATACTCATCAAAGTATGAGAATGTGATGGTCGCAGGATCATAAATTCGATAAATCATATCAACACCAAATGACAAATTGGCGATTCGCCAGCACTATCTTCTGTGACTACCTGCAGTGTATGCGTCGATGATAACATGGTCAGTCTGATCTGAATTTCGTCATCTTTCTTGTAGAATCGTGTCGATGTCAGACGAAATTTGGTGTCTTTGCTATCGCCAGTGCCCATGGTCGCTACTTCCACGCCATTGACAATGACATCGCCAGTCACAGAATCCTTGGCAGCAAAACTGCCTTTGACGGTCAGTGAATAATATCCTGTGACTGGCACAGTGATTGTGGATCCTGACCATTGTGCTGCGCATCCTGCGTCAATGAGTTTTTGCCATGTGACGATCACACCAGCAGTAGTGATGCTGAGTGTTGCTGTGCGAGTGAGACTGATATAGATGGCATTATCGCCACGCTCTAATTGGACGAGACGTCCATTGACCATTGATGCAGTATTTATCGGTTTTTTTGGCATGATTATCCTTGTCTCATGATGCTGTCTTACGGATTAGCCAATTCTACTTCCACACTCTCATTGCCATTCGAATCAGCACTGAGCGATACGCCAAAGATTTTGCGAGTGAAACTGTTTATCGAGTCTGGACTGACTGTGACCAAATCGCCAAGATAGTAGTCTCTGCCATACTGCAGTGATGATGACTGCAATACTTCGATTGTGTACAGTTTCTGTTTTCGCTGTTCTTGGCGCCATCGACGCGCAGCGAGATTGGTCAGATGTGCGACAGTTTCGCTATCGCCTCCCTTAATCAATACTTCGCGCAGTGCTGTGCTGGTAGGTGCAGATGCTGGGAATGATCCCTTGAGCATTCCCTTGTCCTTGCCTTTACCTGTCGCAATGACGAATGTTGGCGATGTCATGGCATCCGTAGAATACTCAAAGTTTCCAATTGCGCCATTGGCCTGCGTCATGCGCACTGTTGCTGTTCGATCTGCGCCGAGTGTTGGCGCATAGAAGAGCGTATACGACATGGCATTGATGTCAAATCTTACTTCGAAATCAATGGACGCAACATCTGCTACTTTCTGCATGGTAATCAAAACATTTTCGCCAGAACATGCCAAAGCGAAGCCAGTGCCAATTGCAGGATCGGATGCGATGTCTACTGCGCCAGTCAATCGTCCATCAGTCCATCGATTCAGTGTGGACGCATATCGTCTAGACAAATCAGCAGTCAGAAATGGAGGAACACCATTGGCACTGCTTCCTATATTGTAATTCCACAGATTCATGATTATCGACGAAGCAGTAGGATAGAATGATGGCATGAAGCATGACACACCACGCAGGTTTGGATACCATGCGACGATGCGATCCTGCAGGATGCGTGTGGCATCTACGACGATAATCTCCATCATGGGATTCACGCCATAGATGCGTCGCATATTCCTGACTGCTCCAACAATTTCCTCATACGCATTCATGCCAGATGTAGGATCGCTACGTACCATGCGCACCAAAGATTCAATCTCAATCTGAGATGCCAATGCTGTGCGCAGATCGATAGTCAGCACAAGCACTGATGGAGTGTTTACCTGATGTGCGACAGAGTATGAAAGCGGATTGAGCAAACCAAGAGGCGTGCCATCAGATTCATACAGAGTGAAGTTTGCTGTAGGTGCCATGGCTATGCTCGAGAAATCGTAATTACGCCATTTGCGTAAGACTGCGCAGCAAGAGTAGAAACAACACTAATCTTTACAACATCAGTGATGCTAGTGATTGAGATAAGCGACGTCTGTGTCATTGTGTGTGTTGCTGTGCCTGATGATGCTGCGCGTGTTGATTGAACAAATGCACCATTTACTTGTATACCTAAAAGACGGTTTCCTGTAGTACCTGAAGAAAAAACTCCATATGCACTGACAAGATACAAACCTGTGCGACGTACAGTAATTTCTCCTGTCGTCGTGTTTGTGCTGAAGATTGCATCATTAGTTGTGCTTGGCGAAGAATATCCGGTCACATCGTATGTTGTACTAGCAGTAGTGAGTGTGGCAGTGCCTCCAGACATCGTAGCATACGATTGGTAAGGCAATTGTGTTGTAGTGCCATACATCGTATAGTCTGGAGTGATCGCAGTGATGCTTGCTCCACTCACTGTGATGGTGCCTAATGTCAAATATGTCTGACCGCTTAATTGTGCTGATGTTGCAACGACGAGACGAACAGAATATGTACCTACTGTTGTTCCTGCAACACTACGAGAAACAGTCAGTGATCCTGCTGTCGCATTGACAAACACTGCAACAGTGTACGTCGCATTTGCCAATGATGTGATGACAATGCTCGACGACGTCGTGTTTTCATAGAAATATCCAGCAACTACTGCTGCGCCAGATGCAATGCTGAGTGTTCCTGTGCCAGTACCAGACAGTGCCAGCAGGTTTCCTACCTGAAGCACGCCATCACTAAGAGTCTTGGTCTCCATGGCAGTCATTCGAGACGTAGGATATCCTGCACCTACAAAGTTTCCGTCTCCGTATGATGCGCCATTACCTGTTGCCATTCCGATGGATTGTTCTGGCATTGCTCTTCCTCTCTATATACCGACGTATCTATCGTACCAGTACATGTAAACTTCTGAAACAGATGTAGTACCTGTAGCACTGACGGAAATGTACTGCAAACCTGCATCAAATGTCGGATCTGGATACAATCCCCAATTGATGATGTCGCTGTTAATGCTGAGATACTGAAACTTTGACACGCCATTCTGATCTACAATCGTCTTGCGTCCATATCGCAAATCAACAGTCCATATATCTCCAGCAGAAATCGATGTCGTAAAGGCGATAATCCTTCCTGCTCCATCGACAATCGTTAGATTGGTCAATGGGCCAATGCACTGCAGGATTGGATATGCGACGACAGTGCCAGTATATGCAACAGATATGAAATTATCTACCGATCCTGCGCCATATGGCACTGGATATGACTTTGGATATGGTGTTGGTGTACCAAACTGCGTATAGGTAATCTTCTGGACATTCTGCGTGCTGTTGTACCATGTCGGATCATCTGCGCGCAATTGTATGACTGCGCGCACATTGAAATCCATTTGACTAGAATCCATTGTGGCACCAGCAATCTTGACGTCAATGCTTCGCGCAATCTCATAAAATGTATCTTCATTCAGAGTATGACGCAGTGTTGCTGTGTCATTGGCAGGCTTAAACATCTGTAAGAGATTTTCTCGATTGTTCATCATCTCTTCATAGGTCATGCTAGGTATGACAATGGGAAGATTGATGACACGAGGATTGATGCGATAGTCAATGTCGCTGTCTCCGTCTTGGAATGGGCCTCGCTGTGTGATGCGTGTTACTGGCGCCATTCCCCAATTAATGGCACCAGTCCCCGACA